TCTTGGCAGCGGCCTCAGACGCTTCCGCGGCATCGCGCGCGGCCTTAGCCTCTGCGGCGTTCTGCGCAGATGCTGCAACGTCGCCTTCGATGTTGCCGATGCTCAAGGTGATCTTGTGCAGGCGGTCTGCGGCCAACTTCGTGTAGCCCTGAATAGGTACCACGAAAAAATCAGGGCTGTTCGAAATAGAAGGGCCGAGGTAGGCCGGTTTGATGGCCAGGGTCTTCTCGTTGGTGTAGTTCACGACTTCGTAGATACGCCCATCAGGGCCTACGAACATGTCCGCAGACCGGCTGTTGGAAACGAAATCAGTGCCGACGCCGATGACGGTTACCGAGCCTTGCACGAGCGATACTGTGCCTTCGTTGTACCACATGGCTTATTCCTTTGAGTCAGTGGTGATAGGCCCCCAGATCGGGCCATTGCTGCAGTGGTACAGACGGTAAGGCTGGTAGCGCAGATCCATGCCAGGCACGTTCATCGGCACCGGGCCGGCGTATGAGGTAGTGGAAAAGCTGTTGGCCACGGCTTTGCGTGTGGTCTTCTCGGTGGCTTGGCAGTGGTTGGCGTCCGAGTAGTCCTTCCAGTTCGAGGCACATCCTGTGAGCGCCAGTGCAGCCAGTACAACGAGAAGTCCTTTCATCACTCTTCCTCGGCCGGCTTCGGGAACTTGTCCTTGATGGCCTTGATCTCTGAGTAGAACGGCTCAAGCTTTGGGGCTTCGCCGTTGTTCATTCCATGCCAGAGCATGTCCAGCTGCTCGGTGACGGAAGGATACGCTTTTTCGCGTCGTTCGTCGTAGTTACATTTGTGCTCAAGTTTCATGGTGGTAGACCCGTGTTTCCTGAAATGGGAACAGGGTGATCACGATAGTGAACAGCCCGGTATGGCCGAAAGACAGCTCAATGTCGGTGCCGTCGGCGATGTACGTGCGATCTTCGATTGAGATATTCGATCCTTTTGCTACCCCTCGCAGAACCCCGTTTTCAAGCTCGATAGGCTGCACAGGCCTGTCGACTACCTTGCCATCGACCACATAATGGAAATTGGCGTTGACCAAAGCGGTGTTGCCGAGATAAAGCCATCCGGGGTATCTCTCCTCATAGTCGGCAAGAGGGTAAGTAACGACTGCCCCGATCTCGCCAGTTTCTTTGTTGTAGCTGACACAAATCATCGTTTGGTCTCCATGATGGTCATCGAGCGGTTGGACACAGCCATCCCGTAGTTGGTGGCGTCGTTAACTAACGGCGGGCGCATCTGGAACTGGACTGTAACTGGCCCTCCAAGCGCAACAACAAAACTGGTAGAGAAGCTGTCCCGATATTGGTCTTCCTGTGTGTTCTGACCGACAGTGCCGGCTATATAAACACCTCCGTTAAGCAGCACCCTCCAGCCAATCTCACCCCTTTTTGCGGCATATTGGCAGGTGATGGTTACCGTAACCTCATAACCAGATGCGTTCCACGACACGACCGACAGGTCGTAGTAAGTCCCCGACAAGCTACCACCAACCTGAACAGTCCCTACATCGTAATAGCCCAGCGGCAGCGTAACGGCGCGACCGGCGATCTTCAATGTCTCCACCGACAAATCACGGATCTTGGCGGTAGTCACAGCCAGGTTCTGGATCTTCGCCTCATCCACCGCGAGGTTCTGGATCTTGGCGTTGGTGATCGCCGCATCCGTGATTTTTGCAGTGCCGATCGAAGCATCCTTGATCATGGCGTTGGTGATGAAGGTGCTGTTGCCCTCGACAAAGAACGGAAGCGTGACAATGCCGCTGGCGGTGCTTAGCAGTGCGAACCGGTCGGCCTGGAAGATGATCTGGCTCTGGGTGATCCCGCCGTTGGTGGTGATGTTGATGCCCATACCCGCAGCGTAAGTGCGGCCATCCACGGTGGTCTGTAGCTTGATCGCGTACAGCGCCTCAAGGCCGGTCTTCAGGCTGGCTTGGGCATTCTGCACCACTTGGATCGAGGCGGTGTTGGAACCGACCCCCGCCTGCAGCGTACTGATGCTGCTGGCAAAGGCTGCGTCCTGCGTGGCCAAGCCGTTAAGGGTCAGCTGCACGACCGCCTTGTTGTTGTTATATTCGGTGGTCAGCGTCTGCCGTGCCGTAGCCTCCGCCTGGTCAGCGTTCGCCCGCGCGGTTTGCTCTTCCTGAATGGCCGCGTGGATTTCCTGATTGTCCTCGTTGAACTGAGCTTCCATCTCGATGATGCGCTGAGACAGCGCCTCATCCGCCGTAGCCATGGTCTGCTCAAGGATGGTCAGCGAGGCATTGATGTTCTCGGTTAATTCGGCGCCCATGTCAGTGATGCGCTGGGCCAAGGCCAGATCTTCTTCCGCCAGCACCTTGATGCGCTGGTTGAAGAACGCTTTGCTCTCGTAGGCATCCATCGCAGAGTCGAGGTCACCCTCCGCGTCATCATCACGCCAGGCAGCCTGCAGGCTGGTCAACTGGGACGCCGTGTAGGTCAGCTTGTCATCGACCTTGATGATGTCGGTGGTGTTCTGCTGCACCTGCACGATCAGGCCGTTGGCGTCCTCGAGGATCTCGCCTACCGACTTCCAGTAGAGCGGGTTTGGAGGGGCGTTGCTGCCGTCGGCGGCAGCCGGAACCTCGGCGATGGATTGGTACAGCACGCTGCCTTCTCGCACTACCGCGTTTTTGACATAGTCCTTGTCCTTGTCGTAGGCCAGCGCGTCCTGCAGGTTGTCGATCTGCTCCTGCAGGTCAGCCACGGCTTCGTTTACCACGGCCGTTGCAGTGTCGGTAGCGATCGGCACGATGATGTTGTTCAGCTCCTCATAGAGGTCACCGTTCAGGATGTCGTCCTTCACTGCCTCAAGGATGTCATCGAAGTCCATCAGGGTGGTGCCCTGAGTCGCATACCAGGCTGACTTGCCGTACTGGTTGGTGCCGCGGACATAGTAGAAATACGTCCGTCCGGCGCGTAGCGGCGTATCGACCAGGTACTGGCCGATCGGCAACTTGATGGCGTTGCTCTCGATCATGTCCTGTGACAGGGGCACATCGCTGCGCCAGAATTCCCACAGAGCGTCAGGGTACGCACTGGAGGGTGTCAGTGTGATCGAGAACGTGCCTTCGGTAACCAGGATCGAATCAGGAGGAACAGGCATCAGCAGCATCGCGATCTGCACAGTTCTCGACACCCACGGCCCCGGGATCCCCGATGCCAGAGAGCGCACGCGAATAGTCCACTCTCCGCCCATGGCGTCTTTCAAATCGAAAGAGGTGCCAGAACCGACGTAGGCCGTGCGGAACCCTCCGTCATTTGGTGCCATGACATCGAGGATGTACTCGTTCACACGGACGTCTTTCGGTGGCGTCCAGCTGATGATCAGCCCTTGGTGACGGGTAGCCCCTGCAAAGTACGTGTAGGCCTGGAAGGACAGATCCAGTGGCGGCGCGATCGGCCCCGTTGGAAGGGCGCTGGTAGGGCGATCAGGCAGAACCAGATCCAGCTCGACAATGTCGTACTTGCGCGGGTCGTACTCGGTGGCGGTGATGCTGTAGTAGGAACCGCTGTCGTCCTCAGTAACGCTGACAATACGGAACTGCGGCAGCTCCAGCGCCGTGGCGCTTAGCGCCCACATGGCGCCCGGAATGGGGGTGTCGGGCAAGGTCAGGCTGAGAATCACCTGATTGCCGTTGAACGAGCTGACAGGTATCCGCGGGATGGTTCCATCCGGCATCTGGACGCTGAGGTACCAGTTCTGGGTGATAGCCAGAATATCGGGGCCTGGAGTCGCATCGAGCTGAAGGATTTTGTTGCCAGGCAGCGTGACCCGGCCAACCATCCTTGCCCCCTGATGGTAGGGGTCGCCGATCTCCACGATGTCGCCGGGGCGGACATCCGCGTGGTCAAGCGTAGCCTTGTAGTTGACCGTCTGGGTCTCTTGGCGCTCGGAGTAGAGGATCCACTTGCACAGCCTGCGTGCCTGGCCGCGAGAGTTGCAAGCCACCGCAGTGACCCGGGTCTCCTTCCAGCCATACATCTCGATGCTGAGCGGGTCTTCGTAAACTTCCGGGATTGCCCGGCCTTCATCATCCGGGTCGTTCCACATTGCCACAGCCACTGAGTGACGCTCGCGCAGGCTGGTGCCGGTGTATTCGAAGTCACCGTCGACGACGTTGGCAGGGCCGACAATCTTCACAGGGGTGGTAGGCATGTCAGCCACCGCCACCATCGTGTTGGTTCCCCAGTAGGCCATGCCGCGGAAGCAGCTGGCGAAAGTGTTCAGCGCAACAATGGCGTCTTCCTGCTCAGCGAACACGGTGTTGCAGGTGAATCGCGGCTCCATGCCGCCGTAGCCGTCCGGCACAAGCTGGTCGCAGTATTGGCCGATGCGGTAGATCATCCACTTATCAACGTCGCCAAGGCCCGCTCCGATCACCGGATGCGTGGCGAGGTCGTAGTAGCACCACGCCGGGTTGTCTGACCAAGCCTGCTTGAACGTACCATCCCAGATGCCGGTGTATACCCGGGTCAAGGGGTCATAGTTGCTTGGCACGCTGATGATCGACAGCTTCATGTCATAGCTGCGCTCAGGGATCGACGACCCAAACAGCTTGGAGTCGATCTCGATCCCCACCATGGCCATGTTCGGATAGCTGAGACGCTTGTCGATCACTTCAGTCAGCAGCGTCCAGGTGATCTTGTCCTGCTTGTTGTTGACAGTGCTCTCAGGTGCGTAGCGGCGCACCCGGATATCAAACGGGCCTTCGCCATATAGG